AAGTTCGTTTCCAGCACTAACTGTACTATTATTTGCAACCTCTACATATCCACCAACCATTCTCATTTCAGATGATTTCACATCTTGTTTTCCAGAAGAAATAGTATCTATTGTCATATATTTATTAAGTGATGGTGAAACTTGGGTAGATAATGTATTTAAAGTATCTGCTATTTGATACATATAAGCAACATCAAGTGGTTGACCACGATTTGGGAGAGGTATTCTAGCCATAGTTATTCTATTATACCACTAAAGGGCTTGCTCAGTACTAATTAGATATGTGGCAGCATCAAAGGCTTGTTTAATTTGTGTAACTTTTTGTACTCTAAACTTCATGTGCGTTGGTCCTGTAGATGGATATTTCATATCGTACTTACCATTAGAAATACCAACCCAGATCCAACTACCATAACTTCCACTTGTTTTCCATTGAACATAAACATCAAAACTCTTAAGTGATCCTTCATAAACTTGTGTTAACTTTTGTTCATCAGTTGGGTTTGTAATTAATAATGATGGCATTGTCCAAGTAATTGCAGCCGTATGGTTTGAATCATCTATATAAACATTATGAGGAATACTTGTTCCTGCAATATCTTCAATATCAAAACCAACTTCATCAAACGTACTTGTTGATTCTAGTTTATGTATTGGTGACCAATGTGAAGACCTATTCTTATCTTCAGAAACAATTCTATATCTCATTTGATAAAATAGTTCATCATTATTTCCTATATAATTAGGTAAATCTTTTTTTAATATTCTAACTTTTTTTATATTTTGATCTACCATTATTCAACATCCATAGCAAACCTAAACTCTATGTAGTTGCTAGTATTAGGACTTTTTACAATTGGTAATGAATCTATATTTCTTACAACTGTATAACCTGTTAAACCATATGCTGGATTTATATTGTTTTTGCTTTCAACTCTCAGGGCATCTAGTGCTACATAGTAAGAATCATCTACAGTATTAGCAGTTGATGCACCAGTAAGAACTTGAGCATAAACTTTAATTGTATCAACAGATTTCCAAGGAAAACCCTGAGTTGTGTTTAGATCTTTAAGTTCTTTATTTACAACAAAATATCTGTTTACATCAAAATCATAAGCAGAGTCATCGTTAACATGATCAACTCTTGCTTCCATTCTTGCATACGCACCAGGAGTATTAGATGCAGAAAACTCTACTAAAATTCGAGCAGCAATTTTTGATGTATTGATGTCTGCATCACTACCATCTTTATTTAAAACACTAAAAGCAAGTCTGAGTTCATCAGAGGTAGAATATTTTGAAAGGTTTGCGGATGTTCCAGATAACTGAATAAAGTTACCAGCACCAACTAGTGTTCCTGTTGATCCAGAAAATGTTGAAGAGTCTCCTCTCATTAAAACCATGTTGTTTAAAAATCTTGATCTTTCATTCTTTTCATACCTAGATGTATTTAAGAAAATAGTATTATCTGCATTAGTTTGAAAAATATCTAACTCTAAAGATGATCCGTTAACAGTAAAGTAATCTTTAACAACGTTTAGAATCAATGGATCATCTAATGGTTCTGCAACAATGTTTAAAGTATTAGATCCATTAATAGTCCAGTTTTCTGATTGAGTAAAGGATAGCAAAGATTTGCTATCGCTAGAGTTCAATAATCGATTAAAGCCTGCAGAGTATATTCCAACCTCAGTTATTTCATATCTTTCTTCTGTTGGTAATTCTGCAGTAAGCACAATCTTTGATATACCGTCTTCATTTACTATACCCCTTGAAGAAACTGGTACTCTAAACATTTCAAAATCTAGTTCTGTCTTATTTGAATAGTCTGGCTTTGTACCGCTAACGTATGGCTCTAAAGGCCTTGCACCGCAACCAACAGCGATATATGAAGCATATGAGGGAACTTGACCAAGTAGGTACTTCAATATTATATTTTTGCCAGTACTAGTAATCACTTAAATCTCCTATATTATATTGTATCATAATAGCCGCTTCCACTAGTTAGTATATTTATCTCTATTTGTTCATCATCTTCAATATTAACTAGTTCTAGAACTAAATCTCCTGTTGATGATTCTATATAAACGTTTACACCATTGTTACCATTTGCAACATTTGGTATCTTTTGATCAAGAACAATTGTAAAGTTTTTAAAGTACTCATAAGATGTTTGAAAAACTGGGGCTAAGGTGTAAGAATTATAACTTTGTAATATTTTATTAGAATTGTATATATTGTCATAAACAAGTTTAGAGCCAAACACCGTATCATTTCTATCAATATTAATAATTTCTTGTCCACCAATATCTTCAAATATTAAATTAGACATAGTCTCTATAGATACTTCTTCGTCTCCCACTATGATGTATTGCGGCTCTGCAACCTTAACCAAAGAACTATCTGATGAATTAGAGTATATTATTTGTGGTGTATTTGGAATTGAATCACTCATCTGCTACCTCATAACAATATAACTTCATTGTTGGACCCTGTGCTGATCTTGCATACTCAATATTATAAACAACAAATCTTTTATTTTCTGATGCTATGATATCTTCATTATTGGCATTTTTATAATATACGTTAACTATGTCTCCAAGTTGAATTGTTGGCATAGCAAATATTTCTAATCCAATTGCATTTTTAGGATCTATAGTTTTATTAACAATCCATCCAAGCAATGCTTCGGCATCATCTCTTGATTGTATGTATGGAGTATCCATTGTAAATTCTTTAGTGCCATATTTAGATTTACTTATTTTTAACTTATTATATTTATCTTTAGATTCAGTATTTGATTTTATAACTTGATCATCTAAATATTGTGTTTTAATATAGTTAGAGTTTTCTTTATAATAATCTTCAACTGTTAAAGTATGGTTTGTTGATTGAGTAAACGCAACTCCTTGAATTCTTAAATAATTACCAGATGTTTCATCTAGCGTTAAGACAGTATCAGTTGCATTAAAAATTAAAAATTCTGCACCGTAAGCATCTGGTAAAAATCCAGAAACTGTATAACCCTTTATTTTATTAAAAGTTGGAGATATTTTAGAATATAGTGCTGGATATGCTTTATCAAACTTGATATTAAAATATGCACACTCTCTCATAATAGAACCAAACTCATCAAAATAAAAATTGTAAGATGGAGGCTCTGAGGGACTTATGCCAGAAAGGTATGTTGACTGTATTACAGAACTTAAAGCGTACTTTCTAAATGCATCACTAGATGTGAGTTCTTGATTATCAAATATTTTATTAAATGGTATATCTATATTTTCTGAAACATTTTTAGAATAGTTGCTTCCTAAAGCAAATATGTTTTCAAACATAATTTTAGATGTTCCTCTGGTAAACAAACACATATTATTATAAATAGGAAGTGGGCTTGTGTCATCAACTATGGCAACAATGTTATTATTTATATATAAATAAAACTTTCTTGTTTGTCCAATATCTAAATATTCAACTGCTATGTCATATACGGTTGGATTAGACTCTCCTGTTACCCTGTATTGTCCAGTAAAGTTACCATCATCTACTAATATGTTAGTTGAGCCAGACCATAACTTTACAGGAACAGCCATATCTGTTGCACTATCTTTTCCTATCTTGTAAAACATTAAGTTAGCAATTGTAGAACCATTGGCATATTTATCTATGTTTGTTTCTGTTAATGCTGCGATTTCAAAATAATATCCCACATTGTTTGTAGGGTTAACCATAATTCCTAAGCCACCAGAGCCACCACCTATACTGATATTTTGAGATGGATCAGTTCCAGGAACAACGTAATATGTCATGCTTCCAGTTGGTGTTTGACCTCTAACCTCATTGTTTTCAACCTTACCAATAATTCTTAATCTAGTTCCAAAATGTTTAAATTTGCTGCTTAGTGGTTTATAAACATAGTTAATATAATTAATTGGTTTTTGTTCAAAGTTAAACGATGGCCCAGTCATAACCAATGCAGATGATTGAATGTTTCCAGATTTTTTATTAATTGAATTTTTATTATCATACTCTGAAGTATAAGAACTTGATAAAAAGTTTTTAATAATACCAGTTCTAGTTGTTTGTTTTGCTATGCTATCGCTAACACCAGCAGCACCAACTACAACTGTTTTGTCTAATGTTTTATTTGCAAACAAATATTCAGAATACATGTTACAACTTTTTACGTTGTCTCCACTAGTCCAATATGGGTTTAATCCAGCATGATGACTTGTGACCTCTGTTCCAAATTGACCTCTTCCATTCTTTATTACATCACCATCTTTTAAAACTTTTACACCATTTACTTCTACATAATCCAATTCTGTATAAATTCTAATTAATCCAGTTGGATACATTTTTCCGTTAAAGGGTAACTGAGAAAAATAATTCTCATAATCTTCAACATTAGTTATCCAAATATTTCCTATTCCAGAAACATTATATTCAACTGCATCGTACCTAATAACCTCACCATTTGAATAAAAATATCCATTATAGTTGCTGATCCAATATATGTTTTCTCCAAGATCAATGGTATTATTTAACAATACATTGTGACTAATTGATGGAACATCACTTGACAAAGATGATCCTAGCGGTATTGCTGCTAAAACATATGACGACATAGATGCGGCAGACTCATTTACAGTTTTTGTATTGCCCTTTCCAGAAACTTCCCATAACAATGTTGGCTTGTATATCCAAGTTTTTTCTTTATCAATTAACGTTGCTTGCTTGATTGATCCTAAAGTTTTTTGAATATATCTAGTAGTATAATTAATTTTACCAGAATTCAAAACCTTTGTATCCACTATTGAAGCATTTAATATATTTTCTTTATTATTTATTTGATTATTTTTAGAGCCATAAAGAGTGATGTCTGATAACCTGTCTGTTATTTTTGGTACAGTATAGTTTTTGCTCATTACAACTAGATCATTTTCTTCATTAAAAAACATAGAAGATTGAGAAGATATTGCTAAATCATTTAAAACCTGTGCAATATTTTTTTCTTCATTACAAAAAAAGAAAGGAATAATAAGTTCTTGTTCATTTTCAATTTTTTTAAATATGTAATTAGAGAAACCAGCGTAGTCTAATAATGTTGAAACTACAAAACTTAAAGACACATTTGTTAAAAATAAACTAGGAGCATTTATCTGCTCTAGATAAAAATATAAATCTCTTAACTCTATAGAGGTTTTACCATTCTTTACATCTGTTTGCGGTATGGAATCTGAGTATAGTTTTTTTAACGGTATGTGCTCATAAATATTATTAATAGTCTCTACACTTTCATAAAAACTAAATTTAACATTATTATTTAAATAGTTATGAACAATGCTATTTGTATTGTTTTTATTAAAAGACATATCTGGATCAATTAATTCTAGGTTGCCAGTAGATGCCAAAAGTTGTCCTACTGGTAGTCCGTTTGTGCTTAAATCAGATATTGATTTATTTATTGTATAGGTAGTGACATTATCTGTTATGTCTACCAACAATCTAGGAGACAACTCAATTAAATCAAAGACACTGTCAAACTTATTCATTGTGCTTACTACAACTCTTATTCCATTTATATATTGAAATTCTTTATAAGATATGCTATTTGTATTAGCATTGTTATAGGATATTACGTTTACTAGTTCTGTTACCGTGGAAGTTTTATCTATTTCTTTTTCTAGTAAGCCCCACCCATATTCTGGAATAAACAAGTCATAGTCAAATCCATTATAAATATGAAGAGTTCCAAGTTGATTATTATTATTAACTAAATAAGCATGTCCATATGAAGATGTTGTTGGCAACAGTGCTGTAGATGAAATAGTTTCAATTAAAGAAAAGGTATCAATATATTTTAATGGAGTGAGTAGTCCGTATTTTAATTCAACGTGCCCATCAGATTTAATAATATTACTGCCATCTGATCTTGTAGAAGTTTCATCAAAATTAATTATATCCGTCCAAATATTATTATTAAGTATCTGAACCTTCCAAGTACTTGGAGTTGTCTGATTGCTGTATCCATAAAATGGATCACTTATACTTTCAGACACTGTTGAAAATGGACCTAAATCAATTTCTCCAATATTTGTTTGCATCTTAATAACAATTCTATTAACTGGAATACTATCTTTATACACCACAAACGGCGATGCATCATCTATATAATTTTTATTGTTTGAAATATTTTTAGCAATACCTCTTTCAATGTTGTCTTCTGTTCTATAAGAACTCCAATATTTAAAATAATCTCTTTTATCTGACATATAATATCTTGGTCTATTGGCCAAATAAGAATTTGAATTATGAAAATATTTATTATTGAAGTATTGTATTTTATTTATTCCAGATCTTGGTCTAAATTTATTAAAACAATCCTCTAAAGAAAATAACTGCCCTTCTTTTTCTTTAATAGATGTAAAAAGTTGCGGTTCGTCTGAATCGTCGTATCCACCATCTACTACTATGTCAGCATTAGTTGCATCTGTATAAAAATTGCCGCTATCATTGGGATCATAAAAATTAATAATATTTTTATATTTAGACGAACTTTCTAATGGACGATGTCTGTAGTTTCCAATTTTAAATAAGTTTTCTGCATTATTAAAATTCCATTCTGCTAAAACTAATCCTTTAATGTTTACACTTTCAGATCCTTCAAAAACTCCTCTAATGTTGTCATTTTCAAACATTATACTTCTTCCAAAGATATAGTTACGTCCCACAAGTCGTGTGTATTAGAACCTCTTTTGTTTACGTTATATGAAAAATCAGTTATAAAAACTTCTTTAACTTCTTGATATTCATTAAGCCTTCCCATTACGTTATCTTGTCCTTGAAAAGCATTATATTTATCATAAGCAAGAAATAAATAAAATGATCCAGGACTTTCTAAGTACCAGTTTAGTAATTCATTTCCTCCTGCTCCACCATCTACTGTGTATCTTTTTAATTCACTTTCTTCTTTTCCAGTTGTTGTATCAAAATTTATAGTATTTTCAAAAGATCTAGATGGCAGGTTTTGCCAACTTATAGTAAACACACTCTTATCTGCAATAAAAAATGATCTCATCTTTCCATTTATAGTTCTTTCTCTTTGTTCAAGTCTGTTATGTTTAATATCTATAGCACTGCGATTATGATCTGATAATATTAAGAAAATACCATCCGTCAAATTTCCAATCTGTGTTGGATCAGTTCCGATTTCGTATCCAGATGGTACGTGGGTTGGACCATTGGGGCCTGAGACAAGTGTTCCAGGATTATTTGAAAACAACAGTGCTTGTGGTCTACTGTATTTTTTTCTACCAGCAAGGTAATTTAAAGTTGCCATTATATTCTATTCCCCTTGATTCTTTGAGAATCTATTTGCTTAATCTGCATCATTACCGTTCTAGCAATCTCGTTAGGGTTTGCATCAGATTTAACATTAACACTCAAGTTATAATTATACACTGAAGATGATGAAGGATTGTCACCTTTATTAATTGCTCTTAAGTTATCTACCCCGAATTTGTCCACACCATATTTACTTACAATAAATTCACCAGGAGTTAGCATTGCTGGCACGGTATCAGTACCAATTGCAAATCCCCCTGAAGCAAATCTTTGTACTCTTCCACCCATATTCCATTTCTTTGGAACTGCTTTTGCAACTGCTTGTTGCCATGTTTGGGGTGCAAGAGTTTTACCTCCACCCATAATTTTATTGCTAGATGAACTTCCAATACCAAATCCACTTCCACTTCCCATGATGTTTGCAGAAGTAACTGTTGGAAATTTTTTATTAATTACGCTTGATGGGGTTGATGGTTTTGATACAACTCCAGGTGATTTTATACCCTTTGGTGGTTTTTCACTTGTTCCTGAATCTGTTGTAGTTGTGGTTGTAGTAGTTCCATCTGGTAGTGATGGTAAATTGGTTCCAACATACTGTCCAAGTTTATCTAAAATGCCTTGCCATCCAGCATTCATTTTGTTAATTGCATCTAAGGATCCCTGAAGAACACCGTTATATAGTTCTGTTGCAACTTGTGCTGCTTCTATCTTTGTTGCTTGTGTTTCCCATTCTTTCTTTGTCATTCCAGCAAGAGTTAGATTTTTTGCTTGTGCTTCTACCTCTTGATTTATTAAATCTAATTTAACTTGTGCAAGTCTTGACTGTTCTTGTAAAGGTTTAATAGTGTCTTGATCAATTCTATAATTTTGTTCTTTTAATGCTTTTATTTTTTCTTCTAGTTGGTCTCTGGTTAATCCATTACCAGTTAGGGCACTTATCTGTGCGTCCCTTGCTGATTCCATTCCAGTTCTTTGTTGAGCAATTGCATCTGCTGCATTTTGTGCACGAAGTTCTTGAGCCGCTCTTGCTGCTGCATAAATATCTCCTTGAGACAATGCTTCGGCAAGTGATAGTCTACCCTTTTCTTGTCTAGCAATTGTTTCATTAATCTTAGAAATCTTATCAAGTGATTCAAACTGTTTGTCATATTTTTTAGTTATTTCATTAGCCTGATCATCTATAGTTTTTAGTCCATCTTCATATGTAGAAATTTGATAATTATTTACATCTTGAATATTTTGTGCACTCTTTATTTGAATATCAGCGGTATCAATTACTGCTTGTTGTTGATCAATTTCTGCTTGTCTTCTTAACTTCATAAGTTTTTCTTGAACATCAAAATATCTTTGTGCTAAATTATATCCAGGATCAAATGCTTGTGAGTATTGTCCCATTTTTAAGAAACCTTCAATTTTTTTCCTATTGGCTGCTGTTGTGGTGTCAACAATTTTTTTCATATTCTTGCCAAGTTTTTCTGTAGCAACTGCTGCTGCAAAACCAGTGTTTTGAACTGCTTCGTATGCAGTTGCTGAATCCATACCTGCAGCAACTAACTTATTAAATGCTATTGTTTGATTATCTGTATCTGCAATTATTTTTTCTTGACTATCTTGATATGATCCAAGTTCAGCAAAGTTAATAGCAGACTGTAAAGTTTTCATGTCTTTAAATAGACTCTTGTATTTGTTGTAGTCTTCAGGAGATAGGGCAGTAATAAAATCTATAGTGTTTTGATTAGCACCTTGACTTCTAAGGGTTTGTGACAAACCTTTAAATCCTTCAATACCTTCTTTTGCCATTCTTTTTAATGCACTAGCAGAAGAATCCCATCCAGTGGTTAGTTCTTCAGTAGCCTTTCTAGTATCTCTAATCTTTTTTACTAGTTCATCTAGTGGAGATGAAGTTGGTCCTGTGCCTGTCTCGCTACCGTCCTCGCCAGTGGCTGGTGTTGCCAAGGCCTCTGCTTTGGTTAACTGTTGTGCGGCTCCAGTAAAGTATTTATTTGGACTTTGTCCTGGGTTTGCTGCTTGCCATGCCAAAAATTCTTTACTGTTATTTCCTGTAACTTCAGCCATAGTTGTGAGTGTTTGTAAATAAACCTTTTGTTGTTCTGCTGGAAGACTATTAAAATATTCTTGATCTGATCTCAAGGCTTCCATTTCTTTTGCACCAAGGATTGTTGCTGCTACCTCTAAACTTATCTTTCCTTTTTGTGCTTTAATATTTGCTATTGTTTCTTGAAGGTTGTTAGCAATATTTGGATTTTTTTGCAAATATTCTACTGCAACCCCAACGTCTAAGACTTCTCCAGTTTTTGTAATGTCTCCAAAGAAGGTTAACATTTTTTCTGCTTCTTTTGGTGTCTTTGTTTTTATGTCTGCAATAAATTTTGCTTGAGCAGTTTTATTTACACTTCCATCTTTATTGGTAAACATTGACACTGTTGATATTGCTTGGTTTGCAAATTTACCGCCAAAGTTAGCCGTAATATCTAACAGGGCATCTACTGATCCTTGATCTTCTTTAAACATTTCAAACATGCTAACAATTTGCATAGGGTCTATATTGCCACTTGCCATTTCCATCTTAATTTTATATTGTTGTTCTTTAGTTGCTCCAGAACCACCTATAGCGGTTTGTGCTAATGGAACTATGTCTGCCATTGCAGTATCTTTATATTGATTAGTGATTGCTTTGTCCACACCAGTCATCATTGCTTTTTGTACGTTACCGCCAAGCATCGAAGATGCACCACTATAAGATGCACCAATATCAGTTAATAACCCTTTGTTTTCTTCTAATAGAGCAATTCTTCCTGCTTCACGCTCTGCTGTCAGCCTTGCTACTTTTTCTAAATCGTTTGCTGCTTTAGCAATATCAATTCTTTTTTCATATTCTAATTCTAACGAATCCATCATTGCTGTTTGTTGTTCAAGAGCCATCTTTTGCATTGCAACCGCTCCACCTGAAGCAGCACCAATTCTTTTTTGTCTATCACGCAAAGCAAGTGTTCCACCAATTAAAGCACCAGCACCAGCACCAATTGCGGTTCCAATTCCTGGAACAAAACTTCCTGCTGCGGCACCACCAGCAACTGCTGAAGCCATTCCTCCACCAACTGCCAATGCTCCACCGCCAATAAGTCCACCTAATCCAAAACCACCAAACTTAGCAGTATCTTTTCCAGTATATCTTGCAGCATTGCCTATCATTCCAGTTGCACTGTTAGCCTTTTGTCTTGCGTCTTGCATTAATTTAACTCTAATAGCGATTGGATCTTTTTCAAGATTTTCTCCGTTAGGTCCAAGCAGTTCTAACATTTTTGCATTTACCTGAATTCCAAATGAATAATCACCAAGTTGTTCTCCAATATTTGCAGCAATGCTTCTTGCTTGATCAGCAGTCAAAGATCCTGTTACTACACCTGTAGTTAACTGACTTAATAATTGAGATTGAGCACCCGCTCTTCCACCAACTTTCATAGAATCAGTAACTGCAGATATTGTTTGCTTTCCTAAATCTGAATCAACAAAACTTTGTCCAAATGTTGTTTTACCTGTTTGAACTTGAAATGGAGATAGAGAGTTTTTACGACGTTTATCCATAATTTCTGTAGCACTTACTTTGCCTGAGAATTTTGCTAACTCTTCCATTGCCTTAGCACCACTACCTAAGTTTTCAGCAAGTTTCATTGCAGAGTCTTGTGCCTTATCAAAAGCCATTCTTGTAGAAACTATTGCATATGTTAATGCCGCAATACCAACAGTTAGTAATCCAAACTTACTCTGTAGTAGTGGAAGAATCATAGACAAAGCCATAACTGGCATCATAAGTTTTTGTGACATATCTCCAACTTGGCCTGGCATCATAGAACCACCCATTAACAATGCATTAGCACCCATTGCTAATCCACCAACACCAACTCTTCCTCTATTCTTAGTTGTTGGTTTATTATTGTCATTACCGCCAGGATTATATGGTGAAGTTGGGCCAACAATTCCTCTATTCATTGTTGTAAGTTTTGATTGTGGAATTTGCATTGACCCCTGAATAACTGACATGGCTAATTGACGACCAGCACCTTTTGCATCCTTGACTGATTCTTTAACTCCTAATAAAAGTCCTGTGCCAGCATCTTTTCCTATTTTTCTTAATTTTTTAGATGGTGACCTTGCATCTAGTGTTTCACTAAAAGAGTCTCCAATTTGAGTAAATCCATAATCTATACTTTTTTGTCTTACCTTTTGACTAATAGAAGCATACTGACCGCCTCTTTTATATGGTTTACCACTTAAAGGCATTCCAAGTTGTTGTCTAAGTTCTTGATCTCTTTGTGCAACTCCAACTCTTTGACCAGTTGCCCTGTTTGCTTCTCCACCCATCAGTCCCAATGTTGAATAATCTTCTTTTAATGCATCAACTACTCTTTTCATTCTTGGTCTTTTTAATTTTCCACTTGATCCTTTAGCAAAATGTTTTGCTTCTGCATCTGCAACTGCTTTATAAAATTGATCATCTGAGAAAGTTTCAGTTCCTATTTTTCCAATTTCTTCTCCAATTGCTTTTGCAAAAGAACTTGTATCAAGAGTCATTTTTTTAAATAATTTGGGATCTTTTAATACTTCATTTAAAGTTTTTCCCTGTTGTGCGGCCCACTCTTCATAAAATGGACTCATAACTTTTGTTTGTTTGGCTGGATCTAAAAATTCTGATTGAAATAGTTTAGTATCTCCACTTCCTGTGTTATAAGAATGATCTGTGTTAAAGCCATAACGATTATACATAGTTGCTGATTCTGCTTGAGCAAGCATATTCGCCTTACTATATTTTGTTTTTTCATGATATTCTGGATTTTGCGATATTAGTCTCTGTCCTTCTTGATTAATAATATTTAATTGTTCTTGAGTTGCTCTACGTGGTGCACTTCCATGTGCAAACACACTGCCAGCAGACTGGCGGCCTGTACCCTTTGGATTTATTTCTCTTAAATTAAATTCAGCAAGTGCTTGTTGAATTTGTTTTAAACTAAGTATTTGAGTTTTACCTTCTGCTAATGCTCTTTGATTTAGTGTTTCTAACATTTTTGTTAATTGTACATTTGTTTCTTGAGTTGCATTTGCACCAGTACTATATCTATGTAAATATTCAGATAATTTTGATTCTGTTGTTTTTGCATTAGTTGCTATATTTGAATAGTCAGTACCGCCAAAATTAACTGTTTTTATTGATGCTGATCCTTTTATAAAACCAGGTATTTTGTCAGCAATAATTCCTCTAATTAATCCACCAAACTTTTTATTTTGCTTTGCTGGAATTACAGCCTCTCCTGGTGAAAGCATTGCTGGTACTACATCTCCTGCACCCTTTGGTCCAGGTACACTTAATATACCGTTTGCTAATGGCATTCCTGGAGTTTTTGCAATACCCTTGCCAATTGAAAAATTAAGGCTTGCAGCATTTGCTTCCATGTAGGCATTTCTTAATAACTTAACTGCCTGTGCTTCTGCAGTAAACCTTTGCGTTAATGTCATATGTGCTTGATCTAATGATGATGCAACTGCAGCAGCATTTATTTGTGCTTGAGTCAAATAGTTAGTTTGCTCACCTAAATATGTAGTAGAATTTCCAGCCCTGTTAAATACTGACTTTATGCTAACAAACAACTTGATAATGTTTGCAACACCGTTAGCCAACAAACCAAAAGACATCAAGGCTAATGGGCCAATACCAGCAAGAATTGTGGTTAAGTAAACAACAAACTTCTTTGTGCCATCACTCATATCTTCAAAACGTCTTAATATTTTATTAAAAAATTCAATAATTGGTGTTAGTGCTTTTAAAAATTCTGCACCTATTGGGGCTATTACTGTTTTAAGATCTTGAACTTGTTTTTTAAACTTATACATTGGTGATTCAGAAATTTTATTTAATTCTCGTTCAGACAATATGGCAAGTTCTTCTACGGTAGCAGTGGTTAACTCAGCAACAGTTTGTGCTTGAGTGCCCTCTTTAATAACGTTTTGAAATAACGTAGATATACGTGAAAACTGAAACTTACCAAATAGTTGTTCAATTGCTCTAGCACGATTAAGTGGATCTAGTTTGTCTAATGCACTTGCTACGTCTATAACAAGTTTTTTAACATCACCTTGATTTGCATCTACAATTCCTTTTATATTAATGCCAAAACTAGCAAGAAACTCTGATGCTCTTTTACTTGGATTAATAATAGATGCAAGACCAGACTTTAATGCGTTGGCACCTTCTCCAGCCTGAATGCCACCTTCACGCATAGCAGTCATAAAGAATGCTAAGTCTTGAACATCTCCACCAAGTTGTTTAATTACTGGTGCTGCTTTAGGAATTGCTGTTGTTAAATCATCAATACTTAGAATTGTTTGGTTTTCTACTGCGTTTAAAAAGTCAATTTGTTGTGCAGTCTTTTCTGCAGTAATTCCAAAAGTAGAAGTTAAAGAAATTAAAGTGTCCAAAGATTTTTGTTGATCAATGCCACCAAGTACAGCAAGTTTATTTGCTTGGGCAACTTGAACTAATAAATCATTTCCAACTTTACCTGTTGCTGCCACATCGGCAGCCATTTTCATTGTATCTGCTACGGCTACACCATACTTAGTAAATTCATTTGCAAGCATTTTAACATTTTGCAATGCTTCAGTTGTTTCTTTAGTATTTGTAAACATGTCACCGTAAACACGTTTAAATCTAATTGCTTGTTCTTCTAATTCCATAAATGTTTTTGCTGCAACGGAACCAAAATACATTAATGGTACAGTAAAACCAACCATAAGTTGACGACCAGCCCACTGTGTATTTTTACCAAAGTTTAAGAGATTTGTAGATCCTTGTCTTAATAATTGATTAAGTAATGCTTGGCGTTGAGCAGCCATTGCTGTTTTAGTTGCATAATCATTCATATCCAAAGTTAATGGACGAATAGACATTGCCTTGAGAGCACCACTTGCATCTCTACCCATTTTAATATATTGGGTTTGTAGTGTTTTTACATTTTCTCTTGCAACTTTATTGATAGTGTCAAACTCTGTTTTAAATAATTTACCAAAAGTTTTAGTAGAAGCACCAGCGTATCTGAAGTACTCCTTCATTCCAAATTTATTTTTTTCTAAAGCCTCATTAAAAGAATCTGTTGTTGTTTTAATCTTTTTCATTTCGGCATAGAATTTGCCGCTTGCATTAATTTGATTAGTTAAGTTTTGAGCCATGTTCTGAGAAACCGCTGCACCAGCGGCCCCAGATTTGGCCATTGTAGAATAAAAGGCTGATAACTGACGCTGTAAAAGTTTAAGTTGCCTTAACGCTTGATCAGCATCAACACCAATTTTTATATTGGATTCGATATCAGCCATTCATTATTACCTCTTTATTTAGTTTTTATGGTAAATTATTAAGTAATGCTGCATCTGCTAACTTAACTCCAGATGCCTCTTCTATAATTTTATATACCGTTGGAAGATCCATATTTTCTTCTAACGCTGCCAAGTCTTCTGCAATTTCTGGCTTGTATTGTTGCATTGCAATCTGAATACATTCCATTAATATGTTCATTGATTTTTCGTTATCTTCTGCGACCGCTGCTACACCTTCAAATTTCTTCATGAAAGGACGTAGGAGAGAAATTTTCAGTGGTCTTACTTTAACTTTTGTACCATCAATAAGCGTAACTGTTTTTTCTTCGTTAACAGTAGTTGCCATTTTTCCTCCTTATAAGGTTAACCTTAATTATATCACAGAGGACCTATATTTTAACCAACAACCTCTTCATATCCCAAACCATTTCCAATGCCAAACCCTGCTTTCTGTGCTCTTGCTCCACGAAGGTTTGTTATATCATTTGCATCTTTTCCTTTATATAACACTCTTTTTTTCATATCTTCCCAGGCATTATCATTTTTATCTTTATCTATATCTACCCCTTGCATTGCTGCAGAAAACTTTTTATCGTTGCGATCTATTTCTCTTTTCATTTCTAACACAGATATTAACTCTGGCATAGATATTGATGTTTCTAACTCTTCATAATTCTTCCAAGCACCTATTAAAAAAACCTCAGATTCTAGTTTAGCAAGATCTAGGTCGTCCCAGTTAGACCCTTTGTCATTTTCTGACTTTGCTTGTTGCTCTATACTATCTTCTTTATCCTCATTTAGTTTGATACCCGCTGAAAATTCTAAAACTTTATAAAGTTGCTTAATGTCAAAATTATCCTCAATGTCTGTTATGCTATTTGATAACTGAGGATAGAACTGCTGCATTGATATTTTTACACACTCTAAGACTATTTCTAGAGTTTCATCTTCGCCGTCAACTTTAGATATTAACGAAAACTGATCTAATATTTTTTTTAAATATTTTATTTTTGCTGGACCTACTGTTATTTTTGTGCCGTCTACTAACTCAACGATACCCTCTTCATAAATTTTTGTGGCCATTAAACCATTATACCAAATAGAAAAGCCCACCGTTTTATGGGTGGGCTAATCTTGTAAAATTACTTACTAAGCAATTGTACGATCAACAATCTTACCATACATACCGTCATCTAACGGTAACATACGGAAAGTTACGTCAAACATAGATGCTGCATCACGTTTTGCTGATGCTACTACGTTTTCGATTGACAAAGCACGGTATCCGATATAGATACGTTCCTTATCGATTGATGGGTCACCAGTTCCTGGACCAACGGCTACTATACCACGTTCTAGAGGAACGTCGCCTAATTCACCTGAGTTGATGTCGAAACTTTGGCTTCCTGTACCAATACCTGTTGCGGTTGATAATTCATCTAAATCATTTGCGTTTGCTGCTACTGCCACTAGAAGGTTTTCTAGTGTTGCTTCTGCAAATGATGTTGCTAAAGATACTTGCATGCCGTCTTTGAAAAGACGAGCAACGTCAAGAACTTGATCAACTTGAACTTCACCGAAAGATGGTTGGAATGTAAGTTCGATACCATTGCTGGTATAACCTACGTTTGTGAAGTCAACGTCATCAGTCAAAGTATCTTTGTATGATGTTGCTGCTTCAAATGCTGGTAGTGGTCCACCTGCAGTACCGATTGTTTGTGCTAAAGCACCGTCATTGTATGTAAACAATGCGGCTGCACCAACGATAATGTTGTTGGATTGTCCACGAGAATATGCCATTTATTTCACCTCTCCTTGTAAAGGGTTTTCTTATTTAGTTGTAAAGCGATGTTTCCTCAAGGTCAAGTATAACACCATTTTGTTAGCCTTTATGCCAGTCATAATCTAAAATAATCTTGTTTCCTGCATAGGTTCTGGCTGTTCCAAAGTCTATGATGTCTCTAGTCTCTTGAAGTTGGTAGGTTTTAAAGGTGTGAAAATATAGGGGAAGTGACATATCTTTAAGTGCTATTTCTGGACCAGGAATAACCGTATCTTGATTATCTCTTATCCACTTATTTATATCAACTGCAGACTCGTCTAATGAATTTAAAAGATCTTGAATCTTTTGACTTAGAATGATTGTTCTTTCAATTGCATTTCCACCAAAGTTATAAAAATAATACATTATTTGTTCACAATATATATGTGGAAATGTCTTTCTATTCATTCTAAACATCCTGTCATATACTGCAAATGTTCCAAGTGATTGTGGAAAAGATTCAGTTAAAGCATTGATATCTGTTGGAGCAGTTGGAAAAAATGGAATAAGGAAAGTATCTTGTTCATCTAACCCATCAATCGCTGATGTTCCAAAAAACTCACTAATTTTATTTTGTAAATAAGCATTAATTAATGATGGTGGATGATGTATCGTAGCAGCCATTATGCAATCACCGCATTAGCAATCCATTTATATCCAGTTGAATATCCAAAACCTTTGCCATACTTGGCACCTGCTCTTAAATTAGTTTTAAATACTTTTGGATTTTTAATGTAGTCTGATAAACCAGATGACTTTAAAAATGATTGTTTAAAATATTGATTTAAAAATATGTCTAGCACTTCTTCAAATCCACCTTGAGCATCTTCTCCGCCAGGGTTGTTAACTGTAACTGGATTTTTAGTAAACACTGTTTCTCCATTTTCTTCAAATACTAACACCTTAGATTTTTTAGGTCTTATAGTTACTGGTATTCCTTTTTCCATAATTCTTGCTTTATCGTAAAATGGTGTAGTAGATCCATCTTTAACTCTTGATGATTGGCTAAGTGTAGAGTATATTGACAAACCTTGATTGCTTACAGTGTACTCAATATCAAACAATCTTGCATTTGGACTTCCAACTTGATACCATTCATATACGTGCTGCAGAATTGCTGGATCAATTCTTGCATTTAAATCAACAAATTCTTTTAATGTTTGTATAGTCTCACGCCCAAGGTTATTAAGAAACGCTGTCTTTCCACCTTTTATTCCTTCTAAAAATCCAATAGAGTAATCTACAATGTTGTTCATTTCTTTTTTAAATTGTTTATTATCAACTATTATCATAAATCTATCGCCTGACTATCAGACCTTTTAATTACAATCTTATAATATTCTGTTTTTCCAAACAAACCAGAGTATGGGCTTAGTGTTGCAACTTCAAAAATACTTGATTTACCAGCACGAACCCCACCTGTTTCAACATATATAGGGTTACCTTCTCCATCTGATATGTTTGTTATAAGAAGATTAGTTAATGCAATTCCACCATTCATATCATCAAATCTAATATCTGTTGGAACTCTACCGCTCAAAACTTTGTCAAACAAAATTGCTACATTTTGTACTTGTTGCTCTTCTTTATTTCTAAGGTTACCAGATGCAAAGTAACATTTTATATCTTTAAACTTTGACCATTGCTTTTTAATATTACCGTACTGACCTTGCTGAACGGATGAATAGTACACTTCTGCTGTCATAGGGTATAAAAAGTTGTCGTCTAAACATGTCATAGTATTCCTAGTCTAGTAATGTTCTTAGTATATTTTGATAGTATTTGATCAACTATGATATTGCCTGTACCGTTAAATAATTTTTTAGCATTAAATTTAACTTTGTACTGATCTGTTTGATATTCTTCAACATATCTTTTATATTGATCAAGTCTTCCACATTTAATATCATTAACTAACATTTCTGTTGCTGCCTGAATATCTGACGGAATTGTTTTATATCCAGCATCTAGAACTAATGTATAGTCATATCCTGTAGGAAAAGTAACAGTATCCCAACCATAATACCCTAAATCACCGTATGATACTGGAAGATTTGGTAGCGTTTTTTCTAATCTATTTAATGATTCTGTTGAATTGGGAATATATTCTTGTACAGCAGAGTTATCTAATGATAATTTAAAATATCTATCGTTTGTTTCTTCATCAACATCAAAAATTAAAACATCGTTTTCATAAACTCTCAATACCTTATAAGCATTTATCCACAAAGGTATATAATCTAATCCTTCTCCAACTGTTTGAACAATAACTTTTTGATTATAAAAACCATCAACAACGAATGAGTCAATAATTGATCTTGCAATAAGTTCGTTATATTTTGCTTCTGTTATTTCTGAAGCGGTAGTTCCAAGTTTATTAGGGTCAGTATATGGTCTTACTATGTCTAAATTATCTTCAAACACTATTTCTTCATCTGAATTTAAAATCTTAACTTCATATTTTCTGTCAAATTCTATTTTTGATAATGGTATTACATATGTTATTTGTAAGTTTGCTGAAGTTATATTTGATTCTTCAACAAAGTGTTCCACCAAATCCTGTAATCTAAGAGTGTAGATATCTCCACTTGTTGGGACATCAAACTTTAGTGTTAGTGGGTATGGTGGAACCCTTAATGCTTCCATTGTTTATAAGCCGTATTCCCTTGCAACGTCTTCTGGTTTCAAAACTGTAATGTGATTACGTGTTGACCATTCTTTTGCTTCCTCTGCGGATACGTAGTTGATACCAACTTTTACTTGGCCTACACCCATCCAGGATACGTTCTTAGTTGACTTAATTGCAACTTTTTCTTTACCTTGTTTAGGTTCAGCAGGTTTTTCTTTTTTAGTTCTTGGTTGTTTTCCAACACCAATGGCACCAGTTGATAATGGAGCAAGTCCTTCAACAAGGTCTTGAACTGCTTGTTTTTTATCTTCTGGAATTAATGCTTCGCCTGGGGCTAACAATGCTGGTTGGATTTCTTCTATAACTTCTTCTACAATATCTTCAACAACTGCGTCTTGAATAGTATTTTCTTCAACTGTTTCTGGTGTTTGTAGATTTAAATCTTTGTCTAATTCTGACATATATTCCTCCTTGTAGTATTATATCATTTAATTAAATATTAAAGGGAGTAAGAAATTAATCCTACTCCCCTTAAAATTGTATTACAGATTAGGCTATTCGCCTGCTGCATCCGCATAAGCGACTGCATCTAGTTCTTCCCATTGAATACCGAAACGAACGAAAACTGTATATTCTACAGTATCTTTCTTTGGTCTGTATTCGCGGTTAACTGTGATGTCGCGTTGGAAACCCCATACACGGTTAGCAGGGAATGTCAAATCGACATATCCTGCAGGGTAGTAAGGAACTTCTTGAACATCAATTCCGAGTACACGTGTTGTACGTGCTCCTCCGAATGTTTGTGCGTTACCATCAAGGTATGCTTGACGATTTGCTTCTGTACCTGGACCTTTATTTACAAAGGCTTCGGCAATTGCATCGGCAAGAGTACCATTGTTTTTAACAATACCTTGGAAAACGTCTGTACCTGCGTAGAACTTAAGATTATTCTTAAGTGCACGGTACTTACGTGGCATTGCAAGAATTATATCTTGCAGTGTGTTTGTTGTCCAAGCATTTGATACTACGTTGGCTACTGACTCGTGTGCTGCTGAAGTGTTCGCTGTTACTTGATTTACGAAACCGTTCATGATGCTAGTGAAAGCATTTGAACCTGTTCCTGTTCCGTTAATTGCAAGGTCTTCGATATCATTACCGAATGCGTTGGTCATCAATCTTACGATATGATCTTCCAATGCTGCACCTTCAATATTGTCTTCAAGTGCTTCTGATGATACTTCCCAGTCTAAGCGAATTTTCTTTGTAGTTAATTCAACTTTTGAGAATGTTGCACCAGCGTTTGTGTATTCGCCTAAGCCTTGTGAGGCTGCACGGATTACACGTTCTCCAACGTTAACTTTTTCAAGTTCCATTGTGTTTGCTTTCATGGTCACTCTGCGACCATCTTTAGCCAATACAGTTGCGTCCCACACATAGTCTATAAAACGACGTGCTTGTTCAGGGCGTAAGATACCGCTTCCAGTATCACCTGAAGGATTTACTGCGTTAACTCCTGATGTAGAGCCAAATGATGCTTCTGCGATGTTACCTAAAACACCACCGTTTGCATAGTTGCCTGCTACGTTTTCACCAGCATCAGAACCAGATGCGAATGCACCTTGTGCTTGGGCTGTTCCAGGTGCTGTTCCACCTAGATCGCCTGATGTTCCTGGCTGATTTTTAATTATTTCTTCCGACATATATTTCACCTCCACGTGATTTTTCTATCTGAATAGATCGGCTGTTTTGAGGAAACGTCCGCCCCATAGGGATTTCTCAACCATTACTGGTTGTAACTGTACGACCTCGCCGAGATCGCCAGACTTTCGGAAAGCGGTATCAGATTCTACTGATTCCATTCTCTTTCCAAACTCGTTAACTGCACCGTTTGTTTCAACTAGTGCATTTTGTGTATTAACAATTTGTGACTTTGTGTCAGCAACTTGTTTGTTTAAATCTGCAACTTCTGTCTGTAAAGACTTTACTGTTGCAAGTAGATCGCTAAAGGCTGATGTAAGAGTATTCTTAACTTCTGTTACTGCCTCAACAATAACATCGTCTGCTTTAGATACTTCTGTAGCAACTTCTTCAATAACTTCTGCTACTGCTTCAACTGTGTCTGCTTTTTCTGCTTCCACAACTGTTTCCGCTGCTGGTGCATCTTCTGCAACAACTTCTGTAACAGGAGCATCAACTACGGCATCTGCCTCTGGAGCAACCTCAACATTTTCAACTGCAATATCAGATTTTTCAACAATCTCTGCTACTACTTCTGTTGTTTCTGTCATAGGACTTACCTCCTTGGTAATCTTAGAAGTGGTAATGCCTTTAGCACTATCGACTAAGAACTTTATCATATTGATTTTTTCATTATCCGTTTTTTCAACGAATCCTATATTTTTCATTTCATTGCCAGTTGTTGGACTGATTTCTTTTTCATTTTCTGAAACCATAACAATTCCAGTTTCTGAATCCCAAAAAACATTTTCTAAGGTTGTATTATCACCTTTAATTACTGCAACTCCGTCTACTTTTTCAACAGACATAATGTTTGCAAATTCATTTGCTGGAGAGTCTACAAGACTTAACTCAACAAGATCATAATCTTTAATAATTCTAATTTGAGAATCTAACTTCTCATCAAAAGCGTCGTCCCATTTGTTCATTTTTCCACCAATAGAAAAACCTGTTAGTGTGCCATCCAAAACCTTTTCCCATGTGCTTTGAGCACCTTTAGAGACATAAGCGGAAACGAAAACACCGTTATAAAACTTCTTTGACTCTGAATCAAAATATTTGTCTTGCTTAAATGAAACCATTTTGCCTACTGCTAATGGTTGATGCATTTCTCTTATGTTACCTCGAAAGTTTTCAAATGCCTTCATGCTGGCTTCTGTAGTTACAATGTCCATTTGACGATCTAAGTTATCTAATGAGGCAAAGCCTGAAACAATGCGGCGTTGTTTATCAACCTTACTAAAAGGCATAGAAAGGCGGACATTCTCGCCTTCTGTATTCCATTGGGCTTTTAATATAGACATCGTACTATACATTATAGAGCCCTTTTATACACAAGTTATAAACATGTTATAAACAGTGTAACTAGGTTGAAGATCTACCCTCGCCCTTTGGATTTCTACCACTTACAGTTGCAGATCCATCGGACTGATTATTAAGTCTTTCGCCATCTCTTGCACGATTGGCATCATTATTCATAGTCTCTGGTTTGGCTACAAATGGTTCGTCTCCACCGTCTCTTTGTGGAAGACCCAGTGCCACTCTTGCCTCATTAGGCATCATAATCTGTGTTTTTACATATCTTTCAAGAATTTGTGATTGTGCTATTTCATCTGTCAAAGTAAGTTCATTAAACTTAAACTCTAGTACGTCTTGTTTCTCGCGTATGATCTTATTAATTTGTTTTTCTAGTTGAGCCTGTGCTGGTCTGGCTACCTGCTCTTTAAATGTTCTATCTTGAGCCAATGCTGCTGCAATTGCCCCTGAGTCTGATCCACCTAGTTTTGAAAGCGGTACTTGATGTGCCACCAAGATGTCATCACGGTTTTGTTTTCTATATTCCTTAAATGATCCCTCTTGTACCCCAGATTCAATAGGTTCCATCTTAAACTCTACCTTGTTATTTTCTGTATCTCCAGGAAGAGGTATGTACAAAGTTCTATGGTTTTGACCCTTTAATCCAGTTTGTAAAAATCTAAACATCTTGTCTTCTGCGTCTGCAGATAGTTTGGCACCCTTCATAGTTACTACGTATCTTGGAACTGCCTTGTTACCAAAGTAGTCAATATTGTATTGTGAAGCCAGTTGATCACCGTGTAGAGATGATATTGCTGAAATAATGTCTGGAACACCATAGAATGTGTTTAATGGTGAGTATTGTTTAAAATGAATAATTTCGTTTGGTCTACGATCTTCAGTTACTGGGTTTGAATTTGTAGCACCAAAGTTTCTAAAGTAAACTACCTTGTTTGCAATAACCTGTACGTATCCATCTCTTAGTCTGCGACAACGCATTGTGGTTGCTGGAATATGACCAACGTATCCAATTTCACCACGAGTGGTTCTACCAATTTCCATGTATCCATTACCAATTGCTTGAACATCTGTGTATATCTTTTCCATTGTTGTGGTAAAAGAGTCATCTGCGTTTAAACTTTCTAGCCAATCACGTAACTCTACTTTTGCTCTTTCAATTCTGTTTCTTGCACGACTTACTGATTCGTCATTTGAGGAATTCTCTAATTTGAGCATTGTTCTTTTTGATATATCAAAATCATATCCCAAACCTACAATATTTTCAACCTTAGCATCAATGGCTGCATGGTTTGCAAAGGATGTGTCATAGTAGTTGGCAAGTTCATAAACATTCCATGGTGGTGTGATTACGTCAAATAGTCCATAACCATTTCTAAATACGTTACCAGGATTTATCTGATTAGAGCGAGCACCATCAATACCTTGTGGAACTGCAATTGATCTGTCAATATAAGATTGTTGGGTTGTATCTACTAGAGCCTTGGACATTCTTGCTGCACGACGTTTAAAGTTATTATCCAAACCAGAATAGTTTTTTAACTCTTCCCAGTTTTTGCTAAATGGGTCTGAACCAGCAAATGCATTAACTGCTTGTTCGTTTTCGTCTATCCTAGCACCAATAACATAGTTAAATTCTTCACTCATTATTCTTCATCGCCATATTTTGCAATTGTTGCTTTGGCTGCTGCTACTGCACCAAGATCATTAAGGTTAGGGATTAATCCCGCTTTCATTCTATCTACTTGTTCGGAATACTCTTCGTCTGATACTCTTCCCATACCTGGAAAAAATACAGCCTCTCCATCTGGTTCTCCATAATATGCTGCTGTCTTTTTTATTTCGGCTAAAGCGGCAATATCGTGTTTTACGGCTGGTATATTTAAAATATTACCCTCTCCATCAGTGAACCACTTACCATTGGCTCTTTTCCAAACATAAACGCCCCAATCATAGTTCTTTTCAATAAAGGTTATTTTAGAGTCGCCAATTTGGCCTTTCATACGAGGTTTTCTTTTTTTGTTTGGATTTTGATTATTCATAACCATTAGTATACCATATTATGTTGGATTGAGGATATATTGTTGCCACGAAGAACCAATATGAATAGGATTATCGTAACTTTGTGCCAACAACTGTCTTTCTCCATCATTTCCAACAATAATTTTGTTAGTTCCCATGTATGTTTTGTAAATATTTGAAGAAGTATCTCCAAAATCTGAAGAAGATGTCTTAATTAATACACCAAACCACAAATATCCCTGGTTCCAAAAATCCCAATCAAAATCAAATGGTTCCTCTGCTCCAAGCACATACTGCTGCTTTACCTCATCCCAAATTCTAGTAATAGACGATTGTTTTTGTTGCAAACCAGTTAACTTATAATACGATATGTGATTATAGACCAATGGACCGTTTAAACTTATAGATCCAGTAAATGAGTTAAATGTTAAAGCGTTTGCAAAAGATATGCTTAAAAAATACCAGTTTTTATTGTCAATTACTGGATTAGCAACTAGCAGTCCATTTAAATAGTATGATATGCCATTTTGTAATTGACCAGTTTTTGAATCTATCGCGTATATTTTTGCTCTTTGTCCAGAATCGCCATTTGCCACAATATAAAAATTAATAGAAGAGTTTGATGTATTTACTTGAAATATTTGAACTGGCGTGTATGTAAAGTTACTGGTATCATTTTTAATTGCAAGTTGAATGGTAGATACAGAAAATAAAGAGTCTTTGTTTTCATTTATTAGCATACTAATGCCTCTATTTTGATAAGAGTTAAAATCACCTTTTAATTTGATTCCAGAGTACCTGGTTAAATGTAGATACGGATTAGATTTTTTATAAATACTAATTGGATTTTTGCCTTTATAATCGTTATATATTCCATTTTTAATATATGGGTATAACTTAGTGCCAGACTTGGTATTAATGGGTGTAGAAGCATCCTCGTCTAAAGACCTAGATGATAGTTCTAGATTCTTAATCTTTATCTTTCTATTAATAGTTGACTTTACAGAAAAATCTAAATGAACTGATATTGCTAGATCTTCAAATTTTACTGAAGATGGTGGGTAAATAATAGTATCGTTTTGTACTAAAAATATTGTGTTTTGCCAATCTGGATAGTTATCAAGATTTAAAATACCACTCTTTAGTGCTGGTGCAACAGTAGTAAAAGACTCAAACTTTTTATTTAATCCAGTAGTTGTAAACTGAAAAGACACATAGGACTTTACTAAAGAATTTACAGAGTCGTATTCGTAACTTAAATCTGATCTGTTATATTGTAAATCATCATAATTATTATATCCTGTAAAAAGAGAGTTATCTAACACCTCATATGTTTGTTGCAAAGGTGCTGCAAATAGTGCATTTAGGTTACCATATGTCCATCCACCAGCGTCTTCTACTGGTTTAAAGATAGAAGGTGAAGGAAAATTGATGTTATATTGAATATAATCTAAACCATACTCTTTTTTACCAGATGAGTTTGTTATATACTTTGCAAAATACTTTAATGGCACATAGTCTTCCCAGTATCCAGAAACACCTATATCCAAATAATACTTGCCATACCTAACCGATGGCATTAATGTATAACTTGCTAAATCGTTAAACATATGAGCATTAATGTTGCCATTATCTTCAAGTATTCCATTATTCTCAAAATGCGTAGAAAATAACTTGTGATTATTTTTTGTTGAAAATCCAAATCTATACATTTTTTGACTAAAGCAAGAGTCATTGCTATCATTATTTAAAAGTATTAACTTTAAAGCATTCTTATTGCCAAAGAAAGTGGCAATATTTTTTCCAAAGTGTGATGTTATTTTTTCTAGGTCAACACCAATTTCTAAGTATTGATCTACCACATATTGGGTTTGATGTAAAGTTGTTTCTGTTCCAGACACATTAATTTTATAAAATATATCTCCACTATCTGTTGTATATATTTTAAAGAAATCTGAGTTATTTTTATTTTTAATCATAACAAGAGTTGAGTTTAACAAAGATGCTGTTTTAAATATTCCATGAAAAGATTTAATATCATTATTTAAAATATTAAGATTTTCAAATACAAAGGAGCCGTTTTGATCTGCGAAGGTTACAAATGGATAGTCTTCGTCTTGTAGGGTATACAATTCTTCATACCAGTCATTAATATTTTCAACATTTATATTTGGCAAACTATAATCTGGATTACTTAAATAACTACTTGTTACATTTAGGTTATCTATCTTTCCTTGTTGCCATTTTCCAATATTAGGATAATCATAGTTTGTTCCATAATTAGAAAATGAATAATCTATAAATGCTGACTTTCCGCTATATGCAGAATCTATTGACTCAGAAGATTTAACTGCTTGTCCATAAACCCATCTCTTTTTTGCAATTATTTCTGGAACAACGTAAGGATATATTGCAAAACAATCTAATTCAAATGGATATATATCTGTATAGCAATAGAACCCTAACCAATCTTGATCCTTATCAGACTCATCTAACTTAGGTAACAATGTTATCGTTGAATTATCTATGTCAATATCAATAACTTTTTCTCCATTTAAAAATAAAAATACTTTGCTTTCAGAATAAACTATTTGAACTAACATTGGTCTTGACCATTCACCAACATATATTGATTTAAATTGATTTCCAATAACTAATGTTAAAAAGCAATCATCAACGTACAAACCATCATTAGAGTTAATTGGTCCAAATATTCTTTTACTTTCTAAGGTGTCAACCCCAAACCTTAACCACATTTCTACGGTATATGTACTATACCTGCCAAACTCGTTTAAGAATCCAAAACCTGGAAAAATTATAGATGGCTTTGCTGTTTCGTCTTCATTTATATTAGGATATAGTTTAGTAACATTTGATGCACCATAAACTAACGGTACCCCAAAGTTTTGTGCATATATCTTATTATTATTTGCTAAATAATATCCATAATTTATGTCAGATCCATATGATTTTGCAATAATTCCATCTGATGACTCTATTGATATATCGGTTGGTATAGAAACTATTTCTGAACCCATAGAATAATTATTAAACTCTTCAGACCATTGACCCAAAGATAATCCATTAAGCAAAAACTCGTACTCTTCGCTACCGCTTAAACTTGCTGAATATCCTATCTTAATTACCACTTGCATTGTTGTATTTTGGTTTATTTTTTTAAATGTTTCTGATAGTAAAAACCATTTTCCACTTACTGATATTGGTACGTTTTTTAAAACTTCTACAGATTCGCTAGTACTTACATCTGTATATTTAAAACCTATCGCCACAGATTTTAAGTGTAAACTGTTTGAATAAAAATAACAAGATAAAACAAAGGTATCTAAATCTGAGTTAAAATCTAAAAAATTTATAACATTATTGCTAGTTAATGTAGCAACTTTGTCTAATGTTGTTGAGGGTACACCAACCATTTTATATAATGATTCAGAAATAAATGGTTGAGTTGGCAAACTTGTTTCTTCTGAAATAGTGCCATTAGTTATGTCCCAAAGACTAATATCTTTATCTGTATTGTTTAACAACATTACATAGTCTGATTTATCGTCTAATGCCCACAATGCTACTGGATGCTCTGAAAAAATTTTTTCTGCATAAAGATTTGATGGGTTAGACATAGGTTCTCCTAGTCTATTTTATCACACAATACGTGTAAACCAACGAGGTAATGTAAACCTTGTTCCCTTAATTATTGGCTTAACACCATGAACAAAATCTGGATTATCTGGAAAACATAACAAATCTCCAGGCTCTGGCTTAAAAGACATTTCATATTTTGGAAAGTAAATGTCTCCTCCTTCATAGTCATTGTTTAAATAAATTAAAGTTGCTATATCATTTGGTCTTGAAGCATCAAAATGCTCGTGCATACCTTTTCCTTCAACAAATTTTGCTATATGAGTTTTTTCATCAATAAAGTGATCAAACTTAGATTGGTAGTTATTTAAAACAAAAGAATAAACCATTAACGCAGTTTCTTGAATTGTATCCAGTAAGTCGCTATCCAAACCTTCTATTTCATGATAGGTGTGAACGGTAAACTCTTGTTCTTCGTTACCATAGTTAGAAAATAGTTCAGAATGTTTTTTTGCATAATCTGCTACCAAACCTGCTTCTTGAGGATCCATGAATCCTTTAATGTACTTAATTTGAGACTTTAAATCTTCCATACTTAACCTACCTTTATTTCACATACATCTGTAGTGCAGTATGCCTCACCCTGTGCTTCTAGATTCTCTACTCCATCATAGATAGCGTCCCAGTTGATTTTAGCAATCTGTCCCACATAACTATTATACTCTTCCTCTGTAATTTCTGTATAAGGTTGTTGTGGATATACCGTGTTTCCCATTGGCAAAAACGATACAGCCTTTAATTGTCCTTCGTACATGTGTAGTGCTGGAGCAACATGCTTAGACTCTGTCTCTTTATCAAATGAAAGGGTTACAGACACCCCATTGTCAGACCAATATTTTTGAGCAGTTGCAGCAAGTGCAATTTTTTCAAAAAGACTAACATCTTTTTCTGCTCTTTCATGTTCTGAAGCAATTGGAAAATATACAACTTTTGTATTTGCAGATACAACATCATCTTCTATTTTATATCCAGCAGCCTTAAACAAATGAATCATAGGATCAGATTCACCAAATCTAATTGCTCTCATAAAGAACTTTCCACCTGGACCCCAGTGAACTCCTGGAGTTGCACCAGAAAGAATACTTACGCTACCTGATGGTTTTACTGTTGTGACTCTTATTGATTCACGAACACAAAGCCATTCTGAATATTGATGATCATATTTTTTAATATTTAAATATCCCTCATCCATCCATTCACGAACTATAGGCAAACCATGTTTGTCTGAAAAGGAAGCAATGCCTGTAAGCGATGTTCCAATTCTTCTATTGCGTTGCATAATTCCATTTGTTTGTTGCCAATGTGTTGGAACAAGAGTTACCGTCTTACCATAAAGATATGCAAACTTTAAAGTTCTTAAGAAATCTTCTTTATTTTCATGTCTATTTAAATGAACCTCAACCAATGTACACAACTCATATGACTCTAATGGTTGTTCAGCACATGGGTTAAATCCCATTACTCTATAGTCTTTTCCATCTGCTGGATCTTTCAATCTACCGTAATTTCTAGCAACATCTAACCAAATAAAACCTGGTTCTCCATTATTAACTATTAAATCTACATAGTCTTCATACTTAGTTCCAACTGTTGCTGAAATAGAGTTATTAGACATCCAAGCCCAACCTGGATTATTTAAATCAAATGAATTTCTTTCTGGAAAAACCTCTGGATTTTTTAAATTAATAAAGTCTTTATCTCCAGCAGAACCTAGTGCTAAAGTTGCTGATCTACGAACATTTCCTGAAACCACACATGTTCCAATTAAGTTAATTATATCTACTATTGCTCTGGCATCAAGTTTTTCACCAATTCTTCCACCAATTACTTTATCAATTTGATTATGTAATTTAATTAATGGTTCTGGTCCTGACGCTACCCCGCCAAATCCTTTAATTGGAGAACCAAAAGGTCTTATTAAATCATAATTAAATTTTTGTTTTGCTTGACCTGTTCTTAGGTATGAGTTTAATAATAATCTAACAGACTCTACCCAACCTTCTCTAGTGTCTGGAATTTCATAAATTGAATCAACTTCTGATGGTGCATATATTGAAAATTCTTTATCTTGTCCAACGGTATCAAATCCAACCCCAATACCAAGCATGAGAGCGTCCATAACCCACGCAAACAGTGCCCCTGGGTCGTTTCTATCAAGATCCTTAGTAGATACCATGGCACAGTTTTGAAGGGCTGCAGAGTTCCTTTTTTCCATTGTCATGGGGGTTCCAAAAGCCCACATACCACGACCTGGTGGTGTCCATTTAAGATTGAACATACGATCAAATGCTTCTTGAGCAGACTTTTGAGCCTTATAGTCATTCCAAGGTAGTCTATTTTCTTTTGCATGATTCTTTTGTACTGAATACATGCCTTCGATTACACGCTTACAAACTTCGTGCCATCTTTCTTTAGTTCCATCTTCTTTGACGCGGGAATAGGTTCTTATAAAAGTAATTTCACCTAATGAGTTGTTTCCAGCATCGTTAAATCCAAATGGACTATCCATGGTTGTGTATTTTGTTACAAAATCCTCTGGAAGTTTAAAACTAAAAAAGTCTGACATTGATTTCTCCTAATTAAATGAAATTGAATAAGTACTAAGTATAGCAGAGTTTATTAAAATTAAAAACACTACTTTTATTTTATTTGTGCGTTAGTGAAATGACATTGCTGTATGTTGTTTTGGACTACAACGTTCACATAACGTGTATGTGTTTTTAGTATAAGGACATGTAGTTGAACTTAATTTATGTCCAATAACAAAACAGATCAACTTATTCACGGTAGCGGAACCCAGTGTTGAAGTTCGTCACCACTCATATACATAAAAGGAGAAACGTCATAGGCAAGAGTAATTCTTGGTTTATCAAAAGGCCAAGCACCAATACCATGTGGGTGTCCAGTTTCAGACAAGATCACTCTATTGTTTTTATTAACGTTTTCAATTGGTGTTGCATCATGTCCACCAATTTTATAGTATGTAACTGATGGTTCTGCATCTATAGAATAATATCCATGAAAATTAGGAGCACCAGTACCACCCAAATGATCGTGATAATGTGTATCCTCATTAAGCGGTGGCTCTGCCATTGCATCTGTATTAAACCATCCCTGAACCATGTAGTGTTGTTTTTTGTAATCAATACCATAATAATCACATGCTTCTATTGTTAATTCACGTATTGCAGAAAAAATATTATGTATTGCTGGATTATAGCATTGAAAAACATTAAACCTTGTGCCTAAATGGTGAACTCCAGGAACAGTGGCTGCAAATTCTTTTGTTACTTTGGGATATACCCCATCAAATAAATCTTTTTCAACTCTTAAAAGATATTTTGTTAATCCTGGTAGATCGTTTTGCAAATATTTTTCAAAAAACTTATGTTGTGGTTTTTGATTCATCATATCAATGGAATCCAGTGTTGTTCGTGTTCTTTACCTACATGTTTTAAATCTTTTAGTGTCATAACGTCGTATGCAACGGTTATTCTTGGACCTTCCCAATCCCAATCGCCTTGAGCGTGTGGATGACCCATTTCTGAAAATATAGCACGGTTATCTATATTTTTATTTTCAATATCTTTACCAAACACTCTGTAGTAAGTTGTTGAAGGTTCTGCTTTTACACAGTAGTAACCATGAAAGTTATCTGGGGCACCTGTGTGTCCGTGATCATGCCAATTTAACTTTCCTTTTTTGGTATAATTAATATTAAACCATCCTTGAAGCATAAACTGTTTTTTCTCAAAATCTATTTCGTAATATTCGCAAGCCTCTTTAGTCATATCTTGAATATTTTTATATAACTCATAGATACCTTCAATATGAAATTGAAATACATTATATTCTCTCCACTTTACAGTAGAAACACTGCCTGACTCTTGCCAAAAGTCTTTAGAGTTTACTGGCGTAATGCCATCTAATTCTACCTTTTCAATCATTTGATATCTATCAATTAATTCATTTGCAAGTAAATCTAAATCATTATTTAAATGTCTTTCAAAAAACTTATGTGGTTTTGTTGATTGCTGAATACCACGTAGTTCTGGTGGTGGACCTTGTTGCATTATTTTTCCTATCTATTTATAACTATTGTATCATAGGAACGATTAGGTTGTAGGTAAACCTAAATAGTCTTGTGTAAGAGCATAAGAACTATAGCATAACAGGTTTCCTGCTACAACTAAGCCAAGTGGATCTCTAGAAAACATGTATACTGTTCTAGTTTCATTAACTGTTTCAACATTTTCTACTACCATTAAAGAGTCTTTTGTTACTAAGGTATCTCCAGGTTTAATTTCTCTTGAAGGAATAAACTTATACACATTTTTTTTAACTGTAAGAATATCTTCCATAGTTGAAAATCTCATGTCTGGATTATTATTAATAATAACTGTTTCTTCTACCACACTTGGAACTATTTCTGTGACTGTTGACTCAATATCTCTATAATTAGTAAGTCCGCCCATACCCATCCACATAATAACTTCTGCAAAATGTCCTACTGGTAATTGATCAAATGTTTTTGTTATTAAGGTGTCTCCAACTTTAATATCTTTTGCTTTTTTATTTCCAGTTTTTGTAAGAACTGGTGCATCTTCATCTATACAGAAGTATGTTGGTGAGAAACCAAAAACTCTAAATGGTGAGAAACCAAACACTCTAAATGGGGAGAAACCAAACACGTTAAAAGGTGAGAAACCAAATACTGAGAAAGGTGAGAAACCAAACACACCAAAAGGTACGAAAGAAAATGTAGTTGTTACTGAATTTGATAGTGCAGAAAATTCTGAGTTTCCGTTAGCATTAGTTGCCCGAACTTTGTACTGTTGTGCTGTTCCTGCTTCTTGTCCTAGTGATGCACTGGTTCCTGTTCCAGTATTTCCATTTTTACCGTCGGTTGATTCCCAGTAATAATTTGTAATTGCTGATCCACCGTTTGCTGGTGCACTCCATGAAATTACATCTTGATTAGCGTTTGGTGATGATGCACTTGGTGCTGCAGGTGTTGCAGGTACTGTTGTAACAGTTACTGAACTTGATGCTGCTGAAGCAATCGAGTTACCTGATGCATTAGTTGCAACAACTGTAAAAGTATAACTTGTATCTGATGATAATCCTGTAACCCGCAACGGAGAAGTTGCACCTGTTGCTGTAAGAGATCCAGGACTTGAAGTCACTGTAAAACCTGTTGCTGCTGGAGAATTTGCTGGTAGTGTAAATGCTACATCAACTGCACCATTATTAAAAGCCCGACCTGTACCAACGTTAGTTGCTGAAGTAATTGTTGGTTGTTGTGGTTCTAAAAAGTCATTAGCCTGTTGTGACTTTTTACCTGCTCTTTTACCTATTGCCATGTTCTCTCCCTAGTCTTATTATATCAAACCGTTAGGCACTTAAATCGCCGTATACGACCCAGGTGTTAGTTGCTCTCTTAAACAGAGTGCATGATGACCACCGTGTGCGTAATTTAAGACCTGGTGTAGCATCTACTGTTACCCCTGCGTCTCCTGCAATTGTTACTTGACCTACACCAGTTTGAAGAATATCAATTGATGTTCCAACTGGGAAGGCTACTGCTGAGTTAAGAGGAATAGTTAGTGTTGTTGCATAAGCATTGTTCATTTCTATCAAGTTGTCTCTTTCAGCCAATGCTGACAAAGTATAACTTTCTGTTTTTTGAACAATAGGTGTCCGTGAAGGTACACCTTCTAATCTTTGTGTACCGTCTGCAAATACGATTCCGTTTGCAGTGATATCTGATGTTGCAGTGATTGAGTTTGCCTCAAGTGTCAAAAGTGCCAAGACATCTAGTGAACCTTGTCCAAAGTTAACTGTTGTTCCAGGTTCTGATGTAACACCATCAAACAATTTCCATTTGCTATCTGTAACGTCTTTGACGATACCAGCATGTTTTTGTGTTCCATCATTATAAGAAACCACCAAACCTAGATCTGTTACGTTGTTAGCATTTGTGTGACCAAGTTGTAGTAAAGTATCTTCGATTTGAATTTGTGTTGCAGATACAAGAACGTTAGATCCACTTACAGTGAAATCTCCGTCTACTGTTAAATTACCAGTTGTTGAAACGTTACCAGTAAAGGCTGCTCCTGAAAGGGATGCTAGATTTCCTAGTGTTGTTACAAGGTTTGTGATTTTATCTTGATTGATTGTTCCTGATATAGAGTTATTTGTAACAGAGTTATCAAGTGGTGTTCTTGCATCAGAAAGTCTTGCATCATCTGTAAGAACTACTGCCAAGGTATTTGTGATACCGTGTACGTTTGATGTATCAGATTCATGATTTTCTAACTGTGTGAGAGTAACTAGTGTTGCTGTATTTGATATACCGTGCACATTTAATGTTTCTAGATTATGATCTGAAATTGCATTATCTGTGTATTCTTCTAAATCTGTAATTGCGTTTGCTATTGTGTTTCCTAATATAAACGATTCTGCTTCAATTGCTGTATCTCTATCTAATATTTCTTGATCTACTAAACCATTTGCATAATCTTCTGCTGCTGATTGAGCATTTCCAATTTCATATTGTAAAGATTGAACTGCGTTTGCAAGATTATTTGCAGTATTGTTTGCTAATAATTCTATTTGTTCTGTAACGTCTGCTGATAAATTGCTTATGCTGTTATCTGTATATTCGTTAGCAGCATCTAAAGCGTTATTTATGTTATTGGCAACGGTGAAGAAATAAGTTTGATCATCATTAATTGCATTAGCAATTTCTTGTAAAGTATTTAATGCTTCTGGTGCTGTTCCTACAAGGGTTGCAATTGCGTTTGAAATTGAGTTACTTACATCTGAAGATCTAGCAATGCTGTTTGAAATTTGTGTTAAAGGAATTAAGTTGCTTCCGTCAAGTGTAGCAACACCGTTTGCTGCACCTTTTTGTGTTAATGCAACGTAATCTGCAGTTCTAGCAATACCACTAGGTATCTGTGCTGTAGGTATTAAATTGCTTCCATCTAATGTGGCAACACCGTTTGCTGCACCTTTTTGTTCTAATAAAATGTAATCGTCTAGGTTTCCGCCTAGATCTTCTATATTTTTAAAGTATGGCAAATCATCCCATGCTGTAGAGTTGTCACCTATTTTAAATTGTCCTGTGTCGGTTTCAAAACCAATTTCTCCAGAACCCAGAGTAGGGTTAGCGTTAGCCCACTGTGTAGCAGTTCCTCTACGTTGTAGCATCCTTGTTGCCATTGTATCTCCCTGTGTAGGTCTTACCTACTTTTGATTTTGTTTTAATTATAACAGTTTTTTTTAAAATGTTTTAATTAAATTCACTGTCTGGATTTCCACCATCAAATACTGCTGCCCATGAATTTGAAAATGGTGTTCCACCACTTAATGTAGAAATTTGTGGATCATCATATTGTTCAGCATCCCAGAATACTGTAACAATTCTTCCGTTACCATCAATTGCTGTATCATGAATGTGATCTGGAATATTTTGTACATCATTGCTTGTTGCAATTGTAAACCAGTCAGTTTCATAATAAACTTTTAATCTTTCTACTGTGGTATCAAACCACATATCCCCATTGTCTGGGGAAAGAGGGGCAGTATTTGATACTGGTGTACCAGTTACAGAATCTACGTAATCTTTAGTAGTAGCGTGAGTTCCTAATGTAGGTTCTCCTACTGCTACCGCGTTTCCAAATGAACCGCCGTTAGTTACGACTAATCCATTCTTGACTTTAAAATCTTTTAGACTTGTAGTCATTTACTGCCCCCTAATTTTTTTACTAGACTAACAATGTACCAACAACTGTTACATCTGAGTTGTTATTGGCTGTTGCTACTCTTAGTCTTACATCTGTTCCGTTTACGTCTGCAGAAA